TTAGTGTTCCGCTGGAAGGCGTTCCTAGTGCTCCACCGCTGGTTAGATAGGTTCCAGCAGCTTGATAAATCCCATCAAAGTAGGTCTTTAGCGTTGCCTTAACATTCGCCCAGGTGACCTTTTTCAGCACGTTGCTCGCAGCCGAGTCAATCAGTGCAGTCGTGTCAGCATCAACAGGTGTCGTTTTTGCCGTAGCTCCGTGGATAGCAGAACCAACATTGCCAGCATCTGTCACGTCAGCAGCAGCTTCAATGCCGTCGAGCTTAGTGGCATAGGTTGAGGTCATCAGACCATCCTGACTAGCAGTAGCATCCCTGATCTTGTCTGAGCCACCTGTGACATGGCTGGAAGCATGACTAGTTGGTGTCCTAGCGTTAGACAAACGAGAGTCATCACCAGCACAGACGGTTCCAGCAGTCGTTCCAATGTCACCAGGCTGAAGTGAGGAATCAGCAAGAGTTCCCTGAGCTGCTGTTGCAAAGGCAGTTGTATTCTCGTTTGCAGCAGTCCCTAAAGCATTCACAGCAGCGATTGTGCTGTTCAGCTTAGAGCGAACAGATGAACCTGCTTCACCGTTTGAAATTGTTCCGATTGGCATAAAAGTTAATCAATCCATGTTTCGCTGTCCAACCAGACGCCAGGATCATCCCAAAGACCCGTTGCAAGTATCCAAGTGCCTGTTGGAGCAACATTACTCACAGCAGAAGGCGATGCAACCAGACTAAGATTGAGGCAAAGAGCGTGCATTATGTTCCTGGGACGGTTGCGCTGACGATATTGCTGCTTGTTCCTTCACCGGCGTCATTCACGGGAATCACTTTGAACCAAAATGTTCCTTCATAAACTCCTGTGTAATACAAATAAGACAATCCGCTTACTTTTTCTTGGAAGGAGAAATTCTCTCCATCAGGACTATAATACAGGTTGTATCCGAATCCTGGCGAATCGTTCTTATTGCTAGCAGTCCAATCAAGGTCAATGTTAGTTTGACCAAATCCAACTGATGCCGTCAATACTGGCGCAAGAGTCGGAGGCGTAAGAGCACCAGAGCCTACAACAGACCCTGATCCTCCTACATGAAGCGATAGAACGAGGCCGTTCACAGCTTACATTTTGTATGCACGCACCTTGCCGCTGGTGAGAGTAAAGGCAGTGATGCCAAGACCATTGTAGATAATAGTGCCAGCTGGAATGCTAAAGCCGGTCATTGAATCACCAGACTTTGCATTCTCAGTCAGAACGCTGAACTGAGCATCTTCAAGCACCTGAATGGCATAGAACTTGCCAGTGACGGCAGTGGTTCCAGTTTCGACAACAATACCAAGAGCGGCACCGCTATGGCCTGAGATTTGGACGTTTGAGTTCATTAGTTAGTAAGTGTTAATCATGTTCATGCGCCTGATCTGACCTTCAGCACGCAAAACTCTGTCAATCTGAAGCATTTTGACGTTCTCAGCTTCAGCCTCTGCCATTGCAGCATTGTCAATCTGTCCTTCTGTCCTCAGATAGTCAGAGAACACGGCTTTGGTGACGTAATCGCCGCAGAAGTAAGGGACTTTGACCAGTGACCAGCTATTCGGTGTCGAAGTAGGTGACTGTCCCTGAGTCGTTGCCGTTGTGCAGGTGTAGAAGTTGCCTGAAGAAGCGGCAGTCGTAGACGGCAGATAGCTTCCTGTGTTCGTTCCGCTGTCAAAGTAAACCTGTGCGCCAACGGAATACACAGAGTTGGCATTGTAGGACTCGCCAAACAGGTCAGGCTTTGGCAAGCGATATTCCACCCAGACTGGCGTAGTGCTGTCCATGATGATGATTCGGCGGTTAGTGCCATCGTCATCGAGGTAATAAGCCACAGGAACAGCCCTTGCCGTGACTTTAGGGTTCAGAGTATAGACTTGCAGAATGTCACCCATGCTGCTCGTCAGGTTGATAGACTGAACGCCTTCGCTATCTGTCGTGGAACTCATCTCAGCCACCCTGACAATATCAGGCCATGGTTCCTGTTCCCAGATGTGAGCAATGCGCTGTGAAGCAAAGTCACGCACCATGCGAAAGGTGCTGTCTTGGATTGCGCTACGATCAAGACCGCACAGAGTGACGGCACGATAAAGAATGTCGCTGAAATTGATCGTTCTCACGAAAAGACTTTACGGTATTTAACCTGGCGAGTCGAGGACGGTTCTGAGGCAAACCCAAACTGCATCTTGGTTCCTTTAGAGTTGACCTTGCAGTAAGGGTTGTTCTTCTCGTATTCGTTCAAGAAGTTAGGATCTTTCCAGCAGTCGTATCCTAGACGCTGGCCCCAATAGTGATATGAGTCAGGATCAACACGCATCCTGAGCCTTCCGATTCCTTCAAGGCTACGGTGTTCAAGGTTGTTTACCTTTCCTACCTGTTGCGCTCGTGCCTCCGCTACCACCTTCCGAAAGTTCCAGCCCGTCTTGAACTCTTTAAGCATGTCGCGTTGTAGTTCTTCGGGGATGGTTTCAATCATAGGATGGTAGCGGAGTGTGTTACGAGGACGCTAGAACTTAGGCAGGGTCAAACTTGCCAAGGCCAAGAGGATTCTTGACCACCAGGCCAGCCACCGCTTTGATCAGGCGGGCAGGGCCACCACCAGCGTCAGGAAGTTCCGTGACTTCAGGAAGGTTCGTATAGCGAAGTTCCAGAAGTTCCATGTCGAGCACATAGCCGTTGTCGGCGTCTGGCATGAACAGGGAAGGATGCAGCTTGATGCGACCGAAGTCACCTTCAAAGATGTCAACGCTGGCGATGTAGGCATCGCTGTTGGCATCGCGGCTGAAGGTGCGGATGGCAGTGCCACCGGCACCAGTAACACCAACAGTGCTGGTGCTGCTAAGGGTGGTGGTGAACAGCAGGTTGCTGAAGGCACGCTTCAGGTTGGTGCCGACCACGCCGTCATATTCCTTGAACTGGCCAGTCTGACCATAGATCGAGGTAAGAACGGCCTGGATGTTCGTTTCCGTCAGGCTAGCAGTTGCCGTGGTGGCAATGCTGGCAGAAGGCGTGCGATAGGCAGAAGGAACCTGAAGGGTGGAACCGCCGCTGGTGCTGATCCAAGTGCCAAGAGCTTTGGTCAGATAGGGAACTCCACTTGGGCCAGTATCAGCCTGGGCATCGTTGTTGCTGGAGACTGTCGCCTCCAGATCCCTTTTTAGCAATTTTATTCCCTTGGCAACCATTCCTGAAAGTTCATCGCGCAGACCAGCGACAACAGACACATCAACTGCCAGAGGCGAAACGCGGATTGCACGCTGGAACACCTGAATATAGTTGCTGAGAATAGCACGACCCGAATTCAGGTTTTCGTAATCGCTAGAACTAATATCAACACCGTCAATGCTGCCAGTGGTAACGGCGGCGGGCATCGAATCAGCCTGCCACTGAAGCAGGGTATTGCCAGGCTTGTTGCCCTTAGGGGCCATGGAGACGATAGGGGTGTCCTTAGCGTCAATTAGGGAGATGTAGTCAGCAAGGTCTTCGCGCTTGCCAACCTGAGAGCGTTCAAAAAGAGCGGCCATAATAGTTAGTTTTCTTTGATTTGAGTTTTAGAGGAACCTTTCGGCGATTAGTGCCTTAAGGTTGTTTTCGTTGGGTGACTTGCGGAAACTTTCTTCAGCGAACTTAGATTTCACAGACTTTGAAGGAAGCGAAGCAGGTGCAGATGTTGCCTTCGGTGCCACAGGTGCCTTCTTAACAGGTTGCGGTTGCTTCTTGCTGTTGCTTTCCCGCATCTTCCGCCCTTCGATCATGTCACCAATGGAGACTTTGAAGTCAGGGAACTTCTGAATTTCTGGGAATGCCTCAATAAGCTGCTTAGCGAACTGGTATTCAGGCGACTGCCGCTGTTTCCAGAATGGATACATCTTTTCAGCTTCAGCATCATACTGCTTGCGAACTGCAACGTATTGAAGCTGCGCTGGAAGATGTTCTTCCAGTGCATCAACGGCATTCAGGCGAATCTTCCTGACTTCTTCAGCGGAATACTCGACTTCCCTGCCATCTTTGCCGGTAACAATCGCGCCATCAGGATTCTCTTCAGCCCACCGTCTGACTTGTCGAGCGTTCTTGATCTCATCCTGAATATCGCGTTCAGATTGAAGCGCAAAATACGGGTTAAGGTCTTTTCCAACAGGGATTACCTCTCTTTCGACAGGCTTGTCTGTGGATTCCAGCTCTTTCAGTCGTTCAGTTAGCTCATCAATCTGCTTCTCGGCTTCCTTTCGCTTGGCAATTAGCTTGTCAATGCGCTTTTGGACACCTTTCGGCAGGTTTTTAGAGGTCTGTTCGGCTTCATCCTCCGTCTCCTTCTCCTGTTCAGCAGAATCAGCTTCTTCAGAGTCGGTTTCAGATTCAGTTTCAGAAGCGTCATCTTCCATTTCCGGTTGGGCATCTTCTGCTTCACCGTCAGTTTCAGATTCAGTTTCTGTCTCAGTCTCAGCCTGAGCGGGCTGCTTTTCTTCATCAGCGAAAAGGGACTGGCGGAGCAAGCCGGTCAACTGTTCAGTGTCTATGGGCTTGTTGGGCATCGTGATTTTGGAAGGTTCACTAACCGTTTCGGAGTTATCGGGCATGTGGCAGACTGTTTAATGACTGTTCAGAAGTCGGAGGCATGGTTTGTAAAACCAAGAAACTAGGAGAATGCTAATATGCAGCGAAAGTGACTCAAGGGTTAAATTTAACCTCTGCGCCTGCTCTTTCTGCATAGTCGTTAATCACGGCACGGAGGTCAATAAGAGCAGCCACCTGACCAGCATAGTGCGCTCTAGTTTCTCCTGTGCTGGTAATCTCAAGCAAGTTAGCCAGAGCGTTATTATGCTCGCTCTGAATGACGGCATTCAAGGCATCCCAGAAAGCCTGGGTGCCTTTTGCCAGTGTGAATGCTGCTAGGACTTCGTTTTCGCTCATGCTTGCGGTTGCTGTTGAACTGGTGACACTCCTGTGCGTCCAATCTGAGCATTCTGCTGCTGTTGGACACTCATCTGAAGGTTCTTCACATAGTTCTGAAGCAAGGTCTGGAACACAGGATCAGACTGTGCTGCCTGCTGTGCTTTGGGATTCTTGCTGATCACATCCTGAGCATATTGCAGCCTTGCCTGTGCCGTAGGATCGTTCTCACGATACAGAGGCTCGTTGCCAAGCATCATCATGCCGATATCGGTCTGAACGTCTTTGAACATCTGTTCAGAAGCTGCGGTCTGATCCATGATAAGCTCACGGGCAGATTCAGGAGCAATTGCTTCAAGGATCATCTGAATGAGCTTGTTACGGTTGAGAACTCCACCGGCATCAAGAGGCACCACAAAGGAGGAAATAGCCTGTAGCTTCTTCGCAACTAGGTCATTGTCCAGAGCCTGGATATTGAACCTGATCATGAAGTCGAAGTTGCCAGCAATGTCAGTGATATTCTGGTTTAACGGTGCTCCTGCGACTCTCACGATCTCTTCCTGTTGCATGTATTGCAGGCAAAGGCTGAACATCTGCGAATAAATCTTGCCCCAGGTAGCCAGCCAGCGGTTCACAAGCTGCTGTTGCATGAGCTGCGCCTTAATGGGCATTACATTTACACGACTCAGGCCGAAGTAGTTAGCGTGATTGCCCTCAACACGCTCGATTAGATTGAATGCCGTTGTCGGTGCTCTGCCAGGGGCTTCAAGCCAGGAATAATCATCAGGCCGGGTTACTGGAAGCTGAACACCTGGGCCGATTTTGTTGATCTGACCGATACGCTTCACCACCTTCATTGGCGGCAAAGTCTCAAAGGCCGTTCTGTCTCGGATGCTGTCGTGCTGCGCCTTGATTTCATCCTGATCCGTCATTGCGACTTCAGGAATGCCACGGCTTTCGGTGATAGGGCGGCGGATCACTTCACGCCGAAACTCGACGAAAGGATAGTCACCATGAGCATAGTCCAG